ACAACGCAAAGGTTTTACAAAATTATTTTATGTTTAACAACAACAAAGATTTCGATTTTGATTTAGCTAGAGGTGTTCAATCTGAACATTCATTGGCTCAAATACTAGGATTAAGTAAGGATAAAATTGAAGTTAAATCTGAATTTGGTTTTTGGCAGAAGTCTGGAAACATTTGTATTGAACTTGCTTACAAAGGAAAACCTAGTGGATTACGAGCTACTAAAGCAAAATATTGGGCACATAGATTTATGTTCAATACAGAAGTTTGTATTGGACAATGGATAATACCAGTTAAGAATTTAAAGCAGATAGTCAGAATATTTATCAAAGAAAATAAAAACAGAAAATCTCAAATCATAAGGATGCTTGGAGACAATTATCAATCCAGGTGTGTCTTAATTCCAATGTCAGAATTTCTAAACCTATGGAGGAAAGTTGAAGTCAAAGCCAAAGATACCAAAAATTAATAGGAAACAATTTCCTTATAATTTTTATTTAGCTCACTGGATTGACACTAACTCTTCTTCTACCTGGGAAAATTTAGAAAGTATAAAAAAATCTATACCAAGCATTTGTATTACTACTGGTTGGTTAGTCTCAACAGATAATAACTCACACACTTTTATTGGTGACTTGAGTTTCAATGATGATGGTTCCATCAGTGAATGTGGAAACACTACCTGCATACCATCACAAAACATAATCAAATTGAAAAGGATAAAAATATGAAGTTAAGAACAATTGAAAGAGAAACCAGAACTCTTGTAGTTGATGGTTCCATCTTTGTATACAGGATTGCTTCAGCGTTAGAAGAGGCTACTGAATGGGAAGATGATATGTGGACTTTGCATGCAGATGCAAAACTAGGTAAGAAAGTTATTGATACTACTTTAGGTAATTATAAATCAAAATTAAATTGTGATAAAATAATTATAGCTGAAGATGATAAGAATAATTTTAGAAATAATTTATATGAAAAATATAAAGCTCATAGAAAGAAAGTAAGAAAACCTATTATTGTAAAACCTCTTAAGGAATACTTAAAAAAGAATTATGAATGTGTGTCTTTACCCAATTTAGAAGGTGATGATGTATGTGGAATATTAGCTACTAGACCAGAGAATAAAAACAAAGTTGTTGTTTTATCAGGTGATAAAGACATGAGAACTATTCCTGGTATTCACCACTTCTTACATGATGAAAGTACAGAAATAGTTGATGAGAAAACAGCTAACTATAACTTTATGTATCAAACATTAGTTGGAGATTTAACTGATGGATTTGGTGGATGTCCTACAGTTGGTGGTGTCAAAGCTTCAAGAATTTTAGCTAATAAAAAAGACTTACCAGAAATGTGGGAAGCAGTTTTAGCAGAATACAAAAGACAAAAATTAGATGAAGACTATGCGCTAACTCAAGCAAGATTAGCTAGAATTTTAAGAGCATCTGATTGGAATGATAAAACAAAGGAGCCAATATTATGGAAGATATAATTAGAGATATTTTATTAATTGCAGTTGGAGCACTTTCAGCAGGATTAATCTCATTATTATTAGAAATCAAAAAAGACAGAGAAAAAATGCGATGGGAACGATGGTACAGAGAAAGAAACAAAAGATGACAAATAAAGATATTTTTGAAAGTTTGAAGTACCAGGAAGGTGGTGACCACTATTCTAAAATGAAGGTTCAACCTGCTTACTTTATAAACGAAAACAATCTGCCATTCGCTGAAGGTAATGCCATCAAATATATATGCAGACATAAGCATAAAGGTGGCGAAGAGGATATTAAAAAAGCAATTCATTATTTAAAAATGATTTTAGAAAGAGATTATTCTTAACCAATAAAAGGACACTTTAGATATATGAACGAAAAACAACCAAAACTTCCTGTAATTACAAATGAATTACTAGAAGCGTTAGACATATTATTTCCAGAGAGAACTCCAGAAATAAACATGGAGCCAAAGGAAATGTATTTTAGAATTGGACAACGAAGTGTTGTTCGTTTCTTACATCAAAAACAAAAAGAGCAATCTGAAAACATAATGGAGAAAAAATAATGTGTGTTAGTGTTAAAGCGCCAGCTCCACCACCTATGCCAGACCCAGCTCCAGTAGCTCCACCTCCAGTGACTCAAAATACACAAGGAAGTGCGAGACCTGCTGGTTTTAGTGGCGAAGCATCTGGAAGAAGTAGAAACAAAGCTTCTTCTTACGATAGGAAGAGAACTGGTTCATCAAACCTAAGAATACCAATTGTTGGTGGTTTATAATAGATGGATGATTATAATTCTGGCACAGGCCAGACAGTATCATTAGAGAGTAGATATAATTCTAAGTCTCAAGAAAGAGAGATTTATTTAGAGAGAGCAAGAGATTGCGCTGAATTAACTATTCCTACACTTATACCAGATGCAGGAGATACTTATGCAGAGGAATTTGAGACTACCTATCAAGGTATCGGAGCAAGAGGTGTTAATAATTTAGCGTCAAAATTATTATTATCCTTATTACCACCAAATGCTCCATTCTTCAGATTAGCTATAGATAACTTCAAAGTTAGAGAAATAGAAGAAGATGAGAACTTAAGAACACAAATAGATAGTGGTTTAGTTCAAATAGAGAAAGCTGTCATGGATGACATAGAAATGTCTAATGATAGAGTTGCTGTATTTGAAGCACTAAAACATTTAATTGTTGGTGGTAATGTTCTTTTATTTGTAGCTAACGAAGGACTAAGAGTTTTCCCACTATCTCATTATGTTATCCAAAGAGACCCAATGGGTAATGTTTTAGAGATTATCACAAAAGAAAGTATTCACTATTCTGCCTTACCAGAAAATATCAACCAGGCAATTCAACAAGCAAACAAAGATTTTAAAGAAGATGGAACTTGTGATTTATACACTTGTATAAAAAGAAAAGATAACAAGTTCATAGTTCACCAAGAAGTAAAAGGAATTAAAATTCCAGAAAGTTATGGTGAATATAAATTAGATAACTCTCCATACATTCCATTAAGAATGATTAGAGTTGATAGTGAAAGTTATGGAAGAAGTTATGTAGAAGAACATCTAGGTGATTTAATTAGCCTGGAGGGATTAACTAAAGCAATTGTTGAAGGTTCATCTGCATCTGCAAAAACTTTATTTATGGTAGCTCCTAATGGAACTACTAGAGCAAAAGCTATAGCTGAAAGTGAAAATGGTTCAATTATAGAAGGTAATGCTAATGATGTTTCAGTATTACAAGTAGGTAAGTTTCCAGACTTTAGGGTTGCTCAAGAAACTATGATGAAGATTGAGCAGAGATTATCTTATGTATTTTTATTAAATGCTTCAGTTGTAAGAGATAGTGAAAGAACTACAGCAGAAGAAGTAAGAATGACAGCTCAAGAATTACAAGATAGCTTGGGTGGTATCTATGGAATTTTATCTCAAGAATTTCAATTACCTTTTGTTAGAAGAAAATTATCAGTATTAAATAAAACTAAATCTTTACCTAAATTACCTAAAGGAATTGTATTTCCAAAAGTAGTCACAGGTATTGAAGCTTTAGGCAGAACAACAGATAGAAATAAATTAATTCAATTTTTACAAACATTAGCAGGTACACTTGGTGCTGAAGCTATTGGTAAATATGTAAACGTCACTGAAGCTATTAAAAGATTAGCTACAGCAGATGGTATTGAAACTAAAGGTTTGATTAAAACCGAAGAAGATTTACAGGCTGAACAACAAGCTCAACAACAAGCGATGATGGATGAGCAACAACAAACAGCTTTGTTAAACGCAGGTGAGAAAATTGCAGGGAACATACCTCCTAAATCATTAGGAGAAGCTATCGCAAACCAAAATCAATAAGGAGTATTAAATGGTTGATAAAGTAGTAATAACTGAAGAAGAAAATAATCCTTCAGTAGAAGAACAAGCAAAGGCACAAGAAGCTCCAGCGCAAGAAGCGCCAGTAGAGACTTCTAATGAAAGACCAGATTGGCTTCCAGAAAAATTTGCTAACGCAGAAGAATTAGCAAAAGCTTATGGTGCACTTGAAAAGAAAATGTCAGGTAAACCAGAAGAGCCAGTTAAAGAAGCAGATTTAAAAATATCTGAAACAGAAAATAAATCTGGTCAGTTAGATAAGTTTTATGAAGAGTATGCTGAAAAAGGTGAATTGTCAGAAACAAGTTATTCTGAATTACAAAACATCGGATTAAGCAAAGAAGTAGTAGATGCTTATATTTCTGGACAGCAAGCATTAGCTGAACAAAAAGCTAATTCAATAATGTCTGCTGTTGGTGGTAAAGAACAATATACTGAAATGGTAAATTGGGCTTCTAAGAATTTATCTTCAGAAGAAATAAAAGCTTTTAACAACACAGTAGATAATGGTTCTTTAGAACAAGCACAGTTAGCAATTGCAGGTGTGCAAGCTAAATACAATGCTAACAATAATGAGCCTAATTTATTTTCTGGAACTAAAGCAGATACTAATGTGGGCTACAGGTCTGTTGGTGAAATGTTAGCAGACATTAACGACCCAAGGTACACTTCCGACAGCGCTTTCAGAGCAGATGTCGAGAACAAAGTTAAATTATCAAATACAATATAAAACACCTACTTAGGTGGGAAGGAGAAATATGTCATTAGTAAGGAACATAAACAAAAGGCGTAAAGCTGGAACTTCAAGAAGTAAGAAGAATAGTACAGTCAGTCCAAAAGCTTACAAAGCTATGAAAAATAAATGGAAGAAAAAGTAAATGTTTAATTTCGTTTTGCCTTTATTAAAAAATCCTGTTGCCAAAATCCTGGTCGATAAGACTGTAGGAGCAATCCAGCACAAGATGGAAAAAGATAAAATAGTAAGGGCAAAAGAAATAGAAGCAGAAAAGAATGTAAGTATAGAACAAATTAAAAGTGCCAAAGGTTCTATTAAAGATGAAGTATTAACTATAAAAATAACAATAATATTTCTTGCAATATTCTGGCCAACTACACAGCCTTGGATGGAAAAAGGTTTTGAGATTTTAAAAAATGCTCCACAGGAATTTTGGTGGGCAGTTTTAATTGTCTACTCTGGAAGTTTCGGATTATCAACTGTAAGCAAAATTCGTGGTAAGAAATAATGGTAGCAAAGAAATATCAAAATCCATCTGGTGGTTTAAACGAAGCAGGAAGAAGATATTACAAAAGAAAAACAGGAGCTAATTTAAAAGCTCCATCTAAAAAAGTTGGTAATAAAAGAAGAGCCTCATTCTGTGCAAGAATGAAAGGTATGAAAAAGAAATTAACATCTGCAAAGACAGCTCGAAATCCTAACAGCAGAATAAACAAAGCACTTCGAGCTTGGAATTGCTAATGTCAGAACTGGCCTATTTCTTTTTAATTATTTATTGGTCAGTCCTAATAACTAGCTCATTCACTCTTCTCTAAGAGGAGTGAGCCTTCACAAAAATGAAATTGCCTCGAATGATTACTTGCGAGTAGTCAGTAAGAGATAACTATTTGATGTATGTGGTGGTGTTAAATCAACAATCTAAAAGGAGGATATACTATGGCAAACGCTACAGTATCTCGTTTAGGTCAAGTAAATGCTTCAGGTGACGCTAATGCGTTGTTTCTGAAAGTATGGTCTGGTGAAGTATTAGCTACTTTCCAAAGAGAAAACAAAATGCTTGGAATGACAATGACAAGGCAAATTTCTTCTGGAAAAAGCGCACAGTTCCCAGTAGTTGGAACTACTTCTAGTTCTTATCATACTCCAGGAAACGAAATCACTGGAAGCTCGATTAAGCACGCAGAGAAAACAATCTCAATTGATGACTTGTTAATATCATCTGCTTTCTTAAGTAATTTAGACGAAGCTAAAAACCATTACGATGTTAGAAGTATCTACACATCTGAAATGGGTAGAGCATTAGCTAATAAAGTAGACCAACATCTACTTCAATTAGCTGTGTTATCTGCACAAGCTTCAGCGACAATTACTGGTGGTAATGGGGGAACTCAAATCACAGATGCAGATGCTAAAACAAATGCTACATCATTGATTAGTTCAATCTTTGAATGTGCGCAAGCGCTTGATGAAAATGATGTTCCTTCAGAAGATAGATTTGCTGTAGTCACACCAGACATTTATTATCAAATTGTTCAAAACGACAAGATTTTGAACAGAGATTTTGGTGCTAATAACAATGGTGTCTACGCAGATGGTACAGTAATCAAAGTTGCTGGTGTTAATATTGTTAAATCAAACACAGCAGTGACAGCGTTTACAGACCAATCTTCTGCAATCTCTGGAACAAACAACACTTACAACGTAGACGCATCTAATGTGGCTTGCGTTGTGTTTCACAAGTCTGCAATCGGAACTGTTAAGTTAATGGACTTAGCTATGGAGTCTGAATATGATATTAGACGTCAAGGCAGTCTGATGGTTGCGAAAATGGCTTTAGGTCATGGCATCCTAAGACCAGAGAGTTCTACATTAATTAAAACAGCATAAGACTAAACGACAAAAGGTTAGGCGTAGCAATACGCCTAGCCATTACAAAATTTATTATGGCTACAATAACTACAAGAACAACACACCTTGAAGCAGTTAATACAATGCTATCAACTATAGGAGAAGCGCCAGTAAACTCTTTATCTGGTTCTTTACCTACAGATGCTTCAATGGCTAAAAATATTTTAGATGAAGTAAATAGAGAAGTACAATCAGGTGGTTGGAAATTTAATACATCATACAAAGCAACACTATCAAGAAATACAGATAACAAAATCCCAGTTGCAAATGATGTAATGACAATAGAATTAAATCCTTTATTAGAAAGTAAAGCTTCTTATGACCCAGTTATAAGAGGTAGTTTTTTATATAATCTTGCAAAAGAAAGTTATGTATTTGATAAAAACTTTGAGAATGTAAGTATTGTTTATTTATTAAACTTTGAAGATATTCCAGAGCAAGCAAGAAGATATATAACAATCAGAGCATCAAGAATATTCCACGATAGAACATTAGGAGCTAACGCTTTACATAGATTTAGTCAGCAAGATGAATTAGTTGCTTTATCAATATTAAAACAAGCAGAGGCTTCAGTAGCAGACCACAGTATCTTTAATAGTTATGACCAGTTCAAAACTATATCAAGAAGCAGGTCTTATAAATTAATAGACTAATGCCTTTAATTACTAGAAGTATACCCAATCTTATTGGGGGTGTGTCTCAACAACCAGAGATTTTAAGATTAGAAAATCAAGCAACAGCTCAAGAAAATGGTTTTTCTGGTGTTGTTGAAGGTCTGAAAAAAAGACCACCTACAAAACACATAGCTAAAATTTCTAGCTCAACTTTATCAAACGCTTTTATTCATACAATTAATAGAGATACCAGTGAACGATACATTGTGGTTATTACTAATGGGAGTGTTGCTGTTTATGATATTAATGGAGTTTCTAAAACAGTTGTAAATCAAACTAATGCTACAAACTATTTAACTTCTGCAAATCCTAGAGGTGAGTTCAAAGCATTAACTGTTAATGATTATACTTATATCTTAAACACTAAGAAAACTGTAGCTATGGACAGTTCAATTACAAGTCCAGCAAAAATAGAGCAAGCAGTTTATACAGTGACACAAGGTGTTGGAAATTCTACAACATCAACTCCATATTCAATAGAAATTGATGGAACAACATACACTTACAATTCTTCTTCTGTAGATACTAAAACAATTAGAAATGGATTAAAGAGTGCAGTTGGAAGTCCATCTGGAATTACTACAGCAAACATTGGTGACAGTAGTTTCTCTATAACTAAATCTTCTGGAACACTTTCAGTTTCAGCATCAGATGGTTATGGAAACCAAGCTTCACAAGTAGTTAAAGATACAGTACAAAATTTTTCAGATTTACCAGCTAAAGCTATTAACAATATGGTTGTTGAAGTATTAGGCGATGCTTCTAATAGTTTTGATAATTATTATGTAATTTATAAAGATAGCACTGGTGTATGGGAAGAAACAGTTGCTCCAGGTTTAGAGACAACACTTGACCCAGATACAATGCCTCATGTTCTAATTAGGACAGCAGATGGAAATTTTAGATTTACACAGGTTGATGGTTCTTCTTATACTATATCTTCAACTTCTTATGATGTTCCTTCTTGGGGAAAAAGAATAGTAGGTGATTTAGATAGTTCACCTAATCCAAGTTTTGTAGATAGTAAAATTAATGACATATATTTTCATAGAAACAGATTAGGTTTTCTTGCAGATGAAAATGTAATTTTATCTAGGTCTGGAGAAATATTTGAATTTTTTAATGAGACTGTCACAGATAGTTTAGATACAGACCCAATAGATATAAATGTTGCTCATACAAAAGTATCAATATTAAAACACGCAGTTGCTTTTGATGAGAAGCTTTTATTATTTAGTGACCAAACACAATTCATTTTAAGTGGTGGTGCAAGTTTAACTCCATCAAATGTATCAGTGAATGTCACAACAGAATATGAAACACTAGATAGTGTTCAACCTAAAGGTTCTGGTAATAATGTATTCTTTGCTTTTAACAAAGGTCAGTTTACTGGCGTTAGAGAAATGTATGTTGAAAGTGATGGAGAAACAAACCAGGGTGAAGATATAACAGCTAATATTCCTAAGTATATACCTTCAGATGTATTTAAGTTTGCTATTGCTTCTAATGAAAATATCTTAGTTGCTTTGAGTAGTAAATCTGGTGAAGTAAATAATTTATATATTTATCAATGGTTCTTCTCACAAAGTAGAAGATTACAAAGTGCCTGGCACAGATGGAAGATTGGTGCAGATGCAGATACTTCAATTCTTAATGTAGATTTTATAGGTACCACTTTATATTGTGTAATTGAAAGGTCAGATGGTGTTTACATCGAAACAGTTGATTGTGCGCCAGCTTCTACAGATACAGGTGAAACTTATTTAACTCACTTAGATAGAAAACTAGATAATACAGAAATTACAGAAAGCTATGATGCAGGTACTAATTTAACTACAATTACTCTGCCTTATACGATTGATGCTACTATGAAATTAGTAGGTAAATCTGGAGCTTCTAACAAAGCAGGAAGAGATATAACTTTAGCTTCACAGACAGGAACAACATTAACTGTCTCTGGTGATATAACAGGATTTAATTATTTTATTGGTGAGCAGTATGAATTTGCTTATACATTCTCACAACAATATTTAGCACTTGGTCAAAATCAACAAGGCTCAAGAACAAGAATTAGAGAAGGCAGATTACAGATAAGAAACTGGACTGTCTCATTTAATGATACAGGATTTTTCACTTCGGAGGTCACTCCAGTTGGAAGGTCTACATCAAGCTCAACATTTACAGGTACTATTGTTGGTACAGGTTTAGCAGGAACAGTTAATCTTGAAGATGGAGATTTTACTTTTGCAGTACAAAGTAGAAATGAGAATTTAACTATTGAGTTAAAAAACAATAGTCACTTACCATGCAACTTTGTAAATGCAGAGTGGGAAGGATATTATGTTTCTCAAGCATCAAACTCCTAAACCACATTTAAGATTAGCTACAGAAATAGATTGTATTTATTTATCTGAAAATTTAAGAGAAGACGATATTCAAGAAATAAAAGCAGTCACAGGTTTACCTCCATTACTATCTTTACTTTGTGGATTAAAAATGAGTTCGGTTCCATTAGTAATTTGTAATGCTGATAGTAAACCAGTTGCTATGCTTGGTGTTGTACCTAATGGTCTAATAGGTTTTATTTGGATGGTAGGTACAGATGATTTAAAGAAAATTAGTTTATCATTTTTAAGAAACTCAAAAGATGTTTGTGATGTTCTTAAAGGTAAACATCAAATTCTACATAACTATGTAGATAAAAGAAATAAACTTCACATCAATTGGTTAAAGTGGATGGGGTTCTCCATCATTAATGAAATCAATTATGGAATAGAAAATAGAAAATTTTATGAATTTGTTAAAATATAATGTGTAATCCAACTTTAATAGTCGCTGGTGCGTCTGCTGTGTTGCAGTATCAAGTACAAACAGCTCAACAGAAGGCAGTTCAACAACAGCAACAAAGACAAAACGAAATAGCTTTACGAAATAGAAATGCTAAAATCACTAATACGACTAGACAGCTTATTGAGAAAACTAAAGCTAGAATTACAAAGATTGGTGAAGCTGAAAAACTATCAAGAAAGAAAAGGTCTACATTTAAAGTTAATAGAGAAAACTTTACAGGTAATACCTACGATAGTTTATTAGCTAACTACTATGATACTGAAGGCACTTACAGAAATAGAGTGCTAGGTAATATTGAGAGAAGTAAATTTAATTACTTATATGGAACATTACCAGCAGTAGACAATCAATATATGTCTCAAAGTACAATGGTGGCTCCAGTCACAAAAGGCTACAACATGGCCTCTTCTGGATTAACTTTTGCATCTTCATATTACGATTACAAAGCTAAACAAAATAGATACCAAACAGATGTAGACCCATACGATTATGGAACTTCGGAAAGTCTTAATTACGATGGATGGGAGGACTAATGGCTAAAAAACCTGTAGACCCAAATCCAGAATTTAATCAAATGCCAGAAATGACAATTGAAACTGTGGATTACAATATGTTTTATAAACCACAGACAGCCGATGTCAGTTCTGGATTAAAAGAATTATCTAAATCTTTAGCTAGTATAGTTCCTTCACTAACAAACTATACAATTACTGAAGAAATCAAGTTATCAGAAAAAGAGAAAAACAAAGCAATCGCTGATTATAACTCTAATAAAGATGCCTTTGCTCAATTAGTTAAGAATGGCAAAATACCAGAAGGAGCTAATCCACATTATTTTAATAAAATGATGGAGTTAGATTTAACTAACAAAGCTAGACAATTTAAAAATGAGTTTGATGAATTTACTTCACAAAATAGTTTAGAAGAAAATCTTACACCAGATGCCTGGAATGAAGTTTATGAAACTAAACTAAAAGAATTTTTTGAAAGAGAAAAGATTGGTAATTATGACCAGGTAGCACAAGCTAAAGCTTTCTTTAATCAAACATCTGCATTTAGAAATGAAAGAGAACAACAGCACATGGCTAAGAGAATGGCTTTCATTAAACAGAATACTCAAAACAATGCTATTAAAAATTACTCTGGAATATTCATAGAAGCTCAAGCAGATGGTTTAGATAATAAAGCTTTGTTTGATATTATTAAAAAAGAAACAAAATCATTTATGGAACTAGGCACAAGTGGTGAGAGAGCAAATGATTTGTTTATGGCAGGTTTCAAAAAATATTTAGAAGTCATTAATGACCAAGAAGGATTTGATTACGCTAGAAAAGTTATAGATGGTTTTGGTAATCTTAAATTAGGCACAGGTTATTTTGCAGGAGATAAAGGTAGAAGAAGAAATGAAACTGTAAGATTAGAATTGTTAGATGAACTTAATGCAAAAGAATTAGAATTTTTAGAAGGTGAGAAAAAATTAAAAAATGTTAGAGAAGATAGAAATAAACAAAATTTAGGTGACCAATTCTTTAATGCGTTCAATCAAGAAGATTTTGATTTAGGTACATTTTTAAATCAAAAAGTACAAAATAATAATGGAGAGTTAGTTTCTAAATATTCTAAAAAAGACCAATTCTATATGAGAGGTCTTAATGAAGCTTTACAAAAATCAGTTGTTGTATCAACAAGTTCAATTGATGCTTTACAGACTTTAATGGAATTAGAAGAAAATAATCCATATCTTGTAAAACAAAAAGCTTTAGAATTAGCTAGAGATGGAAAATTAAATAACTCTGATTTTAAAACTTATTTTAATTCTACTAATAGAAAAATGATTACAGAGAAAAATGAATTTTTTTTTTTTTGTGTTCCATTTCAAGATTACATGTCTTTATTCAAAGATAAAAATATAGCTAGTGTTCCAGGCTTTGGTATGGAATTATCTATGCTTAAA